ACTCTGTTGAGAGTTCCCAATCTAGACGAAGCTTCTTTGTTGTGAGAGAAATCTTGGAGAAGGTAACACCAGCGTTTCCGCTATTTGTGTTATCTGCTTCTGCAGCGAGCTTCATAAGCTTCTCGCCGACACCAATACGATCAATCTCAGTCGTATCAGCTCGCATGCGAACTGTACGTGCTAATTTTCCGACTACTGTTGCATCGAACATGTAATCTAAGAATCTAGCAGACTGCTCTGGGTTTAACAAACCACCCTTACCCTCAGAACCTACGTGGATACCTGTATCTTCTCCACCAGTGCCTGTCATAGCGGTAGTTAATGTTGTTTCAGCAGCAGCTGCTTTAGCTAATAGTTCATTACTCATTAGTTTATTTTCACCTACCTTATTTTATTAATTCACTAACGGAACCGAGGAAAGTGCCGTTCCATTTTGATTTTTTTATTGTTACTTCCTGCGACCCGCCAAGGTCAGAGGACTTCTTAATTGCAGTTTCTGATTCAACTGCGTCTACTCTCTTCTCTACACCATCAATGGTGTTTCTGATTGCATTAACTGCATCTGAGAGTGCTGTATGTTTTTCTGCTAATTCTGAAATTCTAGCATCAACGCTCTTGCTGAAAGTTTCAACTGTATCTTTAATAGCTGTAACTTGAGCTGCGTTTGCCTCAGAGGCTTTTTCCAAAGTCTCTGAGAAGAAACCCTTAAGGTCGCCAAGCATCTTTGCAAAATCAGGCTCTGCGTCCTGTGCGTCTGATACATCGGCTGCTTGTTCCAGAACTTCGGCAGAAGTGTTGGTTTCTGTAGATTCTTCTACTTTTTCAACTGTTTCAACAACTACGGCTGCAGCAGCCTGTTCTGCAAGAACATCTTTTGCGTCACGAGCTTTTTCAACAGTTTCTTCTGTATTTGTAACTTCTACGTTTTCCACTTCATTACCTCCTTCTGCGTTTGCCTGTTTTGCAATATGTGTATCAGGCAACGTTTTAGATCTTGATTTATACGAATCAAGAATTTTATCTATTTCTTTTGACTTGTTAACGTCATTAGATTCCACCCATCCAATAAGCTCTGTCTTCTTACCTGTAACTGGTGAAATATACTCTGACTCTGTTGACATAAACACAGAATCGCTTTCTGCACAATAGAAAATATTTTCCATTTTAACATCTGCAGCAATACCTTTGAAAATCATTTGACCATTGACTTTTTCAATTGATAAAATGTTACAGAGTTCATTTGCTGGAGAATCTACTATTGATAATTCAACAAGTGAGTAATCTTTAATAAAACGAACACTCTGACCAGTAGCTTTATTAACTTCTGTATCAGAGTCTATAATTTTTCCGCCTATTGAAAATCCTGCTAATGTACCATCTAAAACTTTTTCCCAAGTATCTTGTGCACCTTTTGAAATATATGCATCTACATAAACTCCATTATAAAATTCTTTTGTCTTTGGGTCATAATATGTTTCTGGTCTAAATGAAACAACTTTGCCTACCGCCGTTGGTTGATGCATTTCTCGAAGATTTCCACGGAAGCTTTCAAAAGCCTTCATGCTTGCTTCTTGTGTGACAACATCACCAGTCTGATCTAGGTTATCAAGTGTAGCAAAACCTGAGACTGTTCTTTTTTCTCTGTTGACCTTCGTAAACGGAACCGATAAATTAATAACGTTTCCGCTAGAAGACCAATGGGATTTTTCAATGGTCATATGTGTATATTATAGGCTTTTATATATTTAAAGGCAAATAACTAGTTGAGTAGGACTACTCGACTTGTCTGCCGTCGCCTTTTGCATTTCTGCCTTCTCCAGAATTATCTGGGGAATTTGCAGCACGTTCGCCATCCCTTGTTCTACTTTGCATGGCCTGGGCTTTAATTTCAGCAGCTTTTGCCGCTAAATCCACTACTTCATCGCCACCATCTCTAGGAACCATACCCTTTCTAATTCTAACTTCATTAGGGGTAATTACCTGTAATCTTAAATATCTTTCATCAATTTTAGACTGAGTATCTTCATCAGTTAAACTTAATTCATTAAATTTAAGAACTAAAGCATCTGTCATTTCTTGAATTATCTTATTTAATTTCTTTTCAAGAATATCCTGTGCTGGGGCACATACCTGCTCTTTAAATGTTTTATCTGCATCTCTAGCATTTGCCAATGATATTCCAGTAGCCGTTCCAATTTTATTAATTGGGACTCTGTGGGCCATTAATATTTCATCTCTATTTGAGGTTCTATAAATATTAAATGAAGATTCTTGTTGTCCCGCCTCAATTGGCTCCATTTTAAATTCAACCTTAGAATCTGGGGCGTCTGCTGGAAGCGGAATATAAAGAGATCTATGGTTTTTACCACGAAGTCCAACTTGGAAAAACTCTAATAATTTACGCTCAGACTCAGGAGATAATTTAGCACCCTTGACTGTAATAATATATCGTGGGACAGCTTTATTTTCAAAATAATCTAAGTTATATTTACCAGCAAATTCGTTTCCAGCCATAGCACTTTGTGCGGCAATAATATCTGGAATTCCATAATAATTATTTTTAGGTGTGTATTTCTTTAAATGAATAATTTCATTAGGGCGATCTGTTGCGCCTGCTACTGGATTAGCAGTTTCTGTATCTCCAAAATTACGGAAGAATACAGCCTTGCCATATAGTAACTGTACAAAACCGTCTCTAAGGCGCCTTACACGCATTGTCTTTGAAGGTATATGTCCTATGTACCCTATTTTGCCATTAGTGGTTCTACCGACCTCTAGATAGCCATTACCAGTGGCTTCTACGTCAGTATAAAACTTAATAAGTGTTTCTTTAAATGTTTCCTCTTCATTGCAATCTTCTAGCCATTCATGTAGATCTTGTTTAATTCTATTTAATTTTCTGCGGGCTCTTTCTAATTGCTTTTCATCTTCAATTGAGTCTAACATATCTGTAGTTTTTCTAGACTCAATAAAATCAAATCCTAGACCTACGATATTAGAAACCTTAGCATTAATTGCTGCATAATTATATGGCGAAATTTCATATATTGTAGATAAATAATCTAAATTATATTCAGGCATAACGAGATCAAATAGAGCGTATCCGCTTACCGCTTGTTGAATTAATAATTGCTGAGTAGCAGTTCCTTCTGTTCCAGTAAATTTCTTTTGTATGTCTCTTGATGCTTTTCTTCTTAAAGCTGGACTTAAGCCAGATAATTTTAATATATCTTCGCCTTCTATTGAAAATGGATCATCATTCTTTTGAGGAGCTGGATTATTAAATCTAACCCAGTCTGCTACGTTTGATATAGAAATATCATTATCTATAGAATCATCTTCATACTGAATCATTATTTGCCCCTCTTTGCCTCTTTAAGCGAATCTTTGTATACGCCAATATCTAATGGATCTGGGGTAAGGCCCCAATTTAATCTTTGTTTTTGGTACTCAAACTCTTCGTCATCAATTTTTCTTCTACCCTCTAAAAACACTGGCTGTCCAACATCTATGCCATAATGTCTTACTGCGTCCGCAAGCATATTCATTTTTACTCTATCGCCACGCATTGCCGCTACAGAAAGAAAGTTGCCTTCGTCATCACCTATCCAGCGACCATCTGGCATTTCCCAAACATATATTCCAAGGCGAGTCTCCCCTTGTTGAAACTTAGCGCCAGTTTTTTTAATTTCCATATGTACTTATTTTACCACTTATACATCTACAAGTCCAGCTTTTTGTCAACCAACATGACAAAACTATATATTATTTGACAGCTGCCAGTCAAAATCGTATGTCTTTATGCCTGTTTCCTCTATCTCAAATCCAGGATCAGAAACAGAGATTGCATTATTTCCAATATATAAATTATAATTAGTAGTTGGGTCTACATTTAATCCAGGGTATATTGAAATTATGTTATATAAATTATCTGGTAATGTTCCAGACCTTGTGCCATTGTCAGATTTTGTATTAATCCATATTTGCCCTGTTATATTTGCCGAAGTTTTAATAAATATATAATTTGGTTCGCCTACATTTATATAATTAGATATATTAGTTTGAGTTGATATATCTTGCCCGTTTATATGCAATTCAGATATATTTGATTTAGTTATTGCTCCATTAGATGCCCAGGATACACTATATTCTACCCCGCCTGTTTTATTATAAAATAAATACCCAGAGGATAAAGAATCTGGAACCATTATCATTTCAATACATCTATTATTATTATCTGTATCTATGTAAAACCCAGCTCCACGTGACCTTATTCCATTATCATAGTGTCTCGATATAACTTGATCTTCTCTATTTGAAAAATCTACATCCCAAGAAGATCCAGAAGACGGTTGTGAAACTGTTATAAAAGACGTGCCATTTTGAGAATATAATTTTTTATCTTCATATAAATATATTCCTAAGTATGAAAGTTCTGGAACATACAAGGAAATATCGTCTGATTCAAATTCCACTTTAACATAAAGATTTGAATTATTGGTAAAAGTACTTCCTAAATTTATTCCTGGAATATATGATCCATTTTGACATTCAACCCATGGTCCACTAGTAGAAGATTGTGAAACATACACTCTAATTCCTTCTCCTCCGAACCATTCTATTTTTGAAGAAATATATTCTTTCCAATATGGGAAAAACAATGTTCCAGTAAAATAGCCTGAAGATGATTTTAAGTATAAAGTTTTTGTAGTAAATTTATATCCAATATTGTCGTTTTCAAAAAAATCAAATGAAACATCGTATGGGTACGCAAAAGAATCTGGCTGAGACTGACTCTGCAATTTAGATTTAAATAACTCTCCAAAATTGCTGTATACAATTTGATTTTCAATATTTATATATTTATGCGCTGATCTAATTTTAATTTGTTTTGGAGATAGCCCGTACCTATATA